CGGCGCAGGACGAAGCTGGGCGACTTCGGATAGGGGGTGAAGGCCGACCACCTTCCGCCCTTGAACAGGACAGTGACGAGCCTACGATAGGCGCTGTGCGCAGCGCCGAGATTGGGCGGAAGCCAGGGATTGAGCTGCTGGTCCTCGCGGCCGAACATGATCTCGGCCTCGCCCTCGATGCCGCCCTGCTCATCCTCACCACCGAACAGGTTCTCGGCATGAATCCATATCGAACCGTTGGACGTGACCGTGCCAGCCCACGCGGTTGCATCATCCACGTCCCATTGCACGAACTCATCCACCGGCCCCTGGCACAGGCCGAACAGCAGCTTGAGCTTGTACCAGTAACCAACGGTCTTCTTACCTCCGCCGCCCATCGCTGGCCTCCATTCGCTGAGCGTGCGCAACCAATGCCAGGGCCAGGCCATCACCCGTAGCGACCAGCCGCTCGGCCTCGATGCCCTCCTTGCGGAACGCATTCCAATCCAGCCCATGCGCGGCAAACCAATCCCGACCGCCACGCGAGCAGAAGCCTGGCTTGTTGCCGAAGCCCGGAATCGTGCGCATGTGCTCAAGGGTCACGATCACTTTTTGCCCCCCTTGCGAATCTTGTCGGTACCCGCCGACCGCCACGCAAGCACTTGCGGCTCGGAGATCCGCACAGTTCCATAGATGCGTTTCACGGCGGTGCCTTCCTCGGTGGTGGGGATATCGGGCGTCTGCACTTCCGGCTTGGTCTGGTTCGTTCGGGCGAGCAGCGCGCTGACCAGCATCGCCACGATCATGATGATCAGCTGCACCCACCACACAAAGGCCTGCTGTGGCTGGCCCTGCGGGAAAGGCGAGCGAAAGTGGTCGACCAGGAAGGCAAGGCCGGCCAGCGCCAGAACAAGTGCGCTGGCCCTACGCGCAAGAGCGCCGGATTCCGTGTCATGCCACCAGTACCGAAATCGCCACCCGTACACGTACAGAAGCCGGTGCAGGCCGCGCCGAGGCTGTTGTCGATCAGTGTTCACCATGAGATCCGGTGTCCGTCAAAAGGGTTCTCCACGTTCAACTGCGGCTGGCCGCCATAGTTGGGCGTGTTCTGGAAGTAGCTGCCGCAGTCGGCGAACGTGTGCGCGCACCCAGGCGCGACCGTGACCGTCAGGCCCGCAGACAGTTCAGGTCCGGGGTAATTGAGGGTGATGGTGTCGCCGGCGTGCGAGTTGATCGTCCGCGTCTCCGCCAGGCCGTTGCTGCGCTCCCAGACCATGACCCCGCCTTCCAGGCGACCAGCGGGGAACGCGGCAAACGCAGCTGAGCGCAAGGTGGCGCCGCCGGCGTAAGCCAGCACGGCCTCCACGGCGTGATCCGGCATCGCCACCCCGCACCGATACAGCGCCTTCCAGCAGCCCCGAGTGAACCGGCCCGTATTGCCCCGGAAACCCTTGCCTGCGTTGTTCCGCTCACAGGTCAGGGTCAGAGTGGTGTCAGTGAAGCGCGGTGATACCACCTGGCCCGTCCACTCGATCACCGCCTGCAGGTCTGGGTCGTTGCTGTGGACCTTCATGCACACAACGGAAACCCGGCCGCTTGGCGCATAGGGCCGAAAGATGCGGCCGAACTCCTGCGTGACCGGCAGCTCGGCAGCGGCTGGATTCAACAGGAACGGCATCTTGATGGTCAACTTGTTCTGCGATCGCTCGCTGGTTTCATTCACAGCACTGCGCTCGATGCCGGGCGCCGAGCGATAGAGCCTTGCACCATCCCCACTACCGATCGTCATGTCGCGCGCGCCGGATGCGAACCGGTAGGCGTTGCCCTGCAGGGTGAACAGGAACAGATGGACAGGGCGGGCCAGGAAGCGGCTGGTCTCGAAGGCCTCAAACATGGGGAACCACCGAAGCAAAGCCGAGGGTGCAGGTAGCGACACCATCGGCGTCGGTGGCGTGTCGAATCTCGACCTGGTCGCTGGCGAGCGTGGCCAGGCTCATGATCTGGACGGCCCGAACCCGCGACGCCGAAACGCTGATGTCCAAGGGCGCATCCAGGGTGATCACCTCGACGTCGTTGGAGGCCACCGAGCCAGTAATGCGCCGATGAATCGCGGTGCCGTCCAACAGCTCGATGCGCAGGTCTCGACGCCCAGGCGCCTGCGCGCCGAACAGCGCATAGCCCGCCCATTCGATGGGGATCTCGATGGCGCCCACGGCCAGATCGGCGGTGATGCGCAGATCACTGGTGTAGGACGGCAGCCATATAGGCGTGGACCGGCCGCACAGGGTGTACGCCAGAGAGCGCAGCCAGCTGTGCTCTTCACGCCCGAACAGCTTCCATTGTGTGCTTTGCGATCGGAAGGCGAAGTCTGCAAGGGGCACGGTAAGCGGTGCAGCGCTGTCGTTGTCCAATACCTCTCGCAGGCGGGCATAGCTGGCCTTCGGTTGATCAGTCCAGTCTGCCCAACGGTTCAGGACGGGCGTGCCCAGGTAGAGCGGCAGGTCGACCAGGCTGGGCCACTGACAGACGTCAAGCACGTCGAACGTCAGCGAACGGATGCCGGCATTGTCATGCCATAGCGACTCTTCCGCGCTGTCCTGCAGCTGAGCCCTTCGCAAGGGAAACAGCACGGTTCCAGTTGGCCATGTGCCAGCGGTGGCAGCGGCGAGCGAGAGCCCTTCGGCTTCCACCGAGGTCACCGTCACCACTTCCCAGCGGTTGACCGCTCCCCACAGCAAGGCCTGTCCGCCGACGAAGAAATCAAACCCATTGGTTCGGCAGGCAATCTCGACCGATCCTACGGGCAATCTCGCGGGAATGAGCTGCGCATCCGGCCAGATGGGGACGAGCCAACGACCACCGTGGCCAGCGAGCAGCATGTCGACGACCCGGCGCTGCTGGCCCTCACACTTCACAGAGAACTCAAAGGACCGACGCGGATCAGAGCGATACGAACAATGCTGGGAGACACCAGATGCCGATGCCTGCATGTAGTTGGTGGCCCACGACAGCGTTTCTGTGATGGCGTCGGACCAATCAGCCGGTACCGGAAACACGCGTGGGCCGTTGGCGGAGAAAGACATCATTGCCACTCCGACTGGATCGCAGCGCCATTCCGGCTGGCCGTCATTACTACCGCTTGCTCAAACGCTGGATGCGAGGCCAACTTCTGGACCAGCTCATCCTGATCCTGCAGAAGGTAGACACGCATGTTCTTCGGAGTCGGAGTCCCGGCCGGTGCCACCGAGCTGAAGACCGGCGACCGCTGCAGCGAGGGCATCTGGCTGACTAGGCCACCGTCGGCAAAGGCATAAGCACCCCAGCGCCGGACGGCATCCATGCCGATGGCGTTGAACGCGTGCAGGAATGCCAGTGCACCCGGCTGCCGGACCACCTTGGCCCGGGCTACGAATTCACCATTGGAGAGCCAGGCAGGAATGCTGTCACTGGTACCTGTACCTGCACCCCAAACGGGACCACCCTGCGCTCTACCGACGGGAGTAGGCGTACCCACGCTGACGGTGCCGGTGTTGCTGGCCGCACCAGCAATACTACCGACCATGCTGACAACGGCCTTGGCATTGTTGGCAGCAGCCAGTGCGAGGGCGGCTTGCTTGAGCTGAACAGCAGCAGCCACCAGAGCACTCGCGCCGGTGACCAGGCCATTGCCCGCACCTGCCAGCGCCGAAGCGCTGCCGGTGACCGCTGTGGCGCCAGCGGTGACGACACTACCAGCCGAGGACAAGGCGACTGCCGAAGCTTGCGTTGCGGCCGCACCTACAGCCTGCGTACCGACGTCAGCGCTCTTGTCGAACAGCTTGCCAGTCAGGGTGGACGCCAGCTTGGCCGACAGCTCATCGGCCACATACCCAGCCAGGCCACTGGCAATGGATTGGAAGAAGCTGCGCACGATCTCGCCCAAGGTGGCATTGCCATTGGCCAGCGACATGAGGGCATCACGGAATGCGCTCTGGAACGTGGTGCGCACGTTCTGCTGCAGCAGGTTGGTGGTGGCGGCCATCTCCTTGAGCTTGACGGCCATCTGCTCAGCTGCCTGCAGCGCTTCGGGGTTCTTCAATGCCTCGGCGGTGGCGCGCATGCGATCGGGAAGATCGCCCAGGGCGGTCAGCTGCTGCCGGGACAGATCTACCAGCTTCTGGCGCGCCTGCGCTTCGGTGATCAGCCCGGCCTGCAGCTCGATCTGGATGCGCTGCTGAGCCAAGCCCATTTCACCCATCGCGCGGTTGTAGGTCTCCTGCATTTTCTGCAGTTCGGCTGTGAGGCGGACCAGCTCCTTGGCACGGTCGACCTCGGCCACACCGGACTGGTTGCCAGCCTCGACCATCTGCCGGCGTGTGACCTCGAGCTCGCGCAAGCTCTTGGCCTGCTGTGCATCGGGACCGCGCCCTTCAAGGTTGGCAATCTGATCCCGCACCTCCAGCAGCTTCCGATTGGATTCAACCAGAGCGTTCGCAGCATCAAGCTTCTTCGCGCTATCCAGCAGCTCCTGCTTAGTCTTCGACGACGCATTCTGGAAGTTGCCCTCATCGATGGCGGCCTGGACGCGGGACACCTCCGTGGCCTTCTTGCGTGTCTCATCGAGCGTGCCGACCAGCTCGATCTGTTGCTTCAAGCGCTCCAGTTCGCGCTGCGCGGCTGCCTCATCCTTCTGGGCTTCTGACTTGGGACCCTTGGGCTTCTTGGGTAGGCTTTCGGCATAACGTGCTCGAGCCTCCGCCTCCAAGGCCTTGACCGCCTTATCGTCCATGCGGCCGGCTTTACCCAGTGCCCGGATCTTGGCGATTTCCTCTTCAAGCTTCTTCTCCTTGCTCAGATTGCTTAAGCGAAGGCGCTCGAACTCTTCCCTCGCCTTTTCTTCCTCCGGCGTCAGGGGGGCATAGATGCCAGCCATCTGCACCTTCACAGGCGCATTGGTTCCAGAGGCCGCCCGGATGCGCGCAGCCATCTTGCCGGTCAGGTCAGCAAAGGAAGGGAGCCCGAAGTTCTTGGCCAGCGTGCTGCCGACCACACCCATCCCCAACAGATCGGACAGCCGCGGCAGCCTGGCCAGCACACCCCATTCGCCAGCCAGCTGGACCACCGCGTTGGTGAAGTCGCCCAGCGCGCCCCAGGCGCCGCTGACGTCCTTCTTGACATCCCGCCAACCGCGCGCGAGCGCCGGCATCGTCTCATCGCTCTGATCTGCGACCTCATCGAGGCGATCGGAATAGATCTTGATCGCCTCCGCCACTGCCTCCTGCTGGTTGCCCTCTTTGACCAGGGCGCGCACACGCGCGAGCTGGGCTTCTGTCAGGAAGTTCTCCGACTCGGTGAGCGTAAGTAGCCCCTCGACCGGATCCTTCCTCAGAGAGAGGAACTTGGCGACGGTGGTATCGATGGCCTGGCCGGCGGAGGCCTGCATCTTCGCAGCGCTGCGGGCGACGAGCTCGAACTGCTCACCGGTGAAACGACCGGTTTGAGCCACCTTCGTCAGCGCCTCAGCAGCGTTGCCTCGGGAAACCCCTTGAAGACCGGTGAGCTGATCGCGCCGGGCCTGCAGGTTGGCAGTGCTGGTGGCGGCATAGTTGTTGGTGACGATCAACGCCCGCTGGAAAGCCATCTCTTCGTCGGCCGCCCGTTTCCAGGCCAGTACCAGGCCGCCCACTGCCGCGGCCAGTCCGCCGACCACGGCGATGGTGGGGGTAATAGCGCCAACCAGCGCACGCGCGGCCGGCACCACGCCACCAAAGGAATCCTTCAGCTGGCCGCCCTGCTGGACGGCCACCATCCAGATCGGCATGCCGCTGACGATGCTGGTGGTGATATCGGTGATCTGCGCCGGCAGCTGGCGCATGGCCATCTGGTACTGCCCGGCGGAGATAGCGCCCGGCCCGCGGCCGCGATTGTTGATCTCGGCCAGGTTGACGGCGTTGCGCTGGATGTTGATCCCCGCAAGGGCGCGGTTGTACTGCTCGCGGCTGATGCGACCGGCATCCACCGCGCCCTTGAGTTCGCGCTCGTCGCGCTCGAGTTTCTGCAGCTTGGCCGACGCACCGTCGTACCGGCCCATGACGCCTTCCAGGGAGCGTTGACGCTGCTGCTCAGTGCGGCTCAGCGATGCTTCCTGCTTGTCCAGCGTCTTCAGTGCGCTGTTGTAGTCCTCGGTGGTGATCAGCCCGCGGGCCATGACCCGATCAAGCAGAGCCTCGGTGTCAGCCAGCTCGGACATGCTGGCTGCGCCCTGCTGCAGACGAGCATCGAGCTCGGAGATCGAGCGGATCTCATCGGCCACCGTCTTCTGCATGGATGTGCCGGCCGTGCGCACCCGGTCCGCGGCTGAAGCGCTACTGCGGCTGGCCTGGTCCAGCGCGCCGGCCGCCTTGTCGGCACCCTTGGTGACACCCTCCAGACCTGCGCCAGCGGCGGTGCCAGCATCCTTGATCGAGGCCAGCCCCCGCTGCAGCACCGGCAGGCTCTTTTGCGCCTGCTCGATATCCAGGGCGATGCGCATCGCCAGTTCAAGGTTGCGGGTGGCAGCCATTGTTACTTCAGTTCCTTCAGCAAGGTGGTCGCCGGATCACCCCCGGCATAGGCAGCGTTGGTGTCGGTAATGCGCTCCCGCCGTGCTCGCCGTTGTTGGGCTTGGACATGCTCCCAAGCGAGCAGGATCTGGCGCTGCGTCATCCGGCCGATGTCGGCAAAGCAGCGCCCGTAGCCGGCACAGATCAGGTCGGTGAAGACGCGTCCGTAGCCGACTGGTTCACCCTTTTGCCGACGGCGTTGCGCAGCAGCCGGCGCAGCAAAAAATTTCCGTTGGCCTGCCACCACAACAGCAGCATTTGCTCGCCATCGGTTTCATTGAGCGTTTCCAGCCAGGCTTCCTGCGCCCGCACTTCGGCGGCGGTATCCGTACCCTCGCCCGGCGGAGGGGCGATAGCACAGGCCAGCAGGTGGCGGAACACATCCGGATGCGAGAGCAGTACATCGGTCACCTCCAGCATCGAAGGCGGATCGCGCCCCTCAAACAGCGGCTGCAGGTCGGCCAGCAGCGGAGCCGCTGCCGGCAGGATCCGCGCCCCTTCGAAGAAGCCGTACTCGCGCACGATCACCGTCTTGCCGTCGACCTGGCCCTGCTGCTGCGCAGCCAGGATGTCCAGTTCGCCGGCGACTGCCTCCGAATCCAGCGAGCCGGGTTCGGACGGCGGTTGGTCCTGATTGCCGATTCGCGTGGCCATCAGACGGCATCCACCAGCAGGACGCGGGCGTACAGACCGAAGCGCGGATCGGACTGGCGGACCGGATCGATCTTGGCCTCGCCATTGAGCACGATCTCACCGAAGCTGTCGTTGATCAGCGCCAGAGATTCAGCCGCCGGGAACGAAATGCGGTTCACGTCGGCGCGGACGCGCTGAGTGGTACCGTCGACACTGTTGACCGCGTCGAACAGCGCGTAGTACTCGGACTTGCTGCTCTCGAACACCTTGACCACGCTGTGGGCAGCGTACTCGTAGGTCTTAGCGACCACCGCGGCCTTGGCGGTCAGGAAGGTGATGATGCCGGTGGCCGGGTTGAAGGTGTAGTCGGTGTCGGCCACCAGCGGTGCTGCCGGCGTACCACCCTCCAGCACCAGCGCGCTGATCGCAGCGTACTCCAACGCGACCACGTCGCCGGGCTTGACGGCACCGATGGCCTCGTTGGCGACCGAGCCCGAAGCCAAATCTAGAAGCGTGCCATCGGTGGCCAGGGCCAGATTGTCGGTGTTGATCTGACCCAGCGTCAGCCTCACACCCAGGTTGCGCTCGGTGGTCATGGTAGCGGCGACGCCGCGCACACCCGACCAGCTCTCCTTCTTGGTTTCACGGGTGCTGGACATGGCCAGCTCCAGGACGCTGCTGTCATACACCCAGCGCGCCGGCGCGCGGCTGCCATCGGCATTGCGCAGGCCCAGATACACGCGGCCCTGGAACGAGAAATATTCGGTCTTGGACATGGCTTACTTCGCCTCCTGGGCGATGGCAGGAGTCGCCTGGCCGTTGGCCTTGCGCGACGGATTGGGGGAAGAATCGGCGTCGGGAGCGTCGATGAAGCCGCGCTCAACCGCCCAGGGCACCAGGTCGGCAGGAAGCTCCACCGTTTCGCCTTCCGCAATGGGCTTGCTCGCAAGCGTCAGGCCCGCCTTCTTGATCGTGTGCTTCTGAGTGGTCTGGGTAGTCATCGCGGAATCTCGGGTTGAAGAACGGCTTGGGTCTTCCATACGTCGACCCACAGGGCGGTGGCAGCGTCGTAGTCCTCGAGGTTGCCCTCGATGAGCTGGCAGGCACGGCCACCAGGAATGGGCGGTGTCCAGCCCAGCAGCGGCTGACGAACCTTGCCCAGCAGCAGGCGCAGCTCATCGATCACCTGCGCCCCGCGCTGCTCGCGGTAGTTGCGGCAGACGGTCACCACCGCGAAGTTCACTTCGACCAACTGCGCCAGGCGCGCCTGCTGGCCGGGGATCGAAACGCCGGTTTTGGTCTCCAGCGGCATCTCCCGGGCCAGCAGCACGTAGCAGCACGGCGCGGGGAAGTCGCGCAGCGCTGTAACGGCGGCGTAGTCGGCGCTGCCCTGGACCTGACGCAGATCCTTGTCGCTGACGCCCTGTCGGATGCGATCGCGCACCAAGCCAGTGTCGAAGGGCTGGGTGCTCACCGACCGTAGTCCTGCAGGGTTCGATGGCTGAACTCTCGCGGTGGTGCACAGACCTCCGGTGCACCACCGCTGGGCGCAGGCAGCGGGTCATCGGCGCCAAGGCTGAACTTGCCGTCGCGCACCAGCTCCAGAAAGCGCAGCGCTTCCTTGTAATCGCGTACCACCGGATCGGTGCGTTCCTCGGTGTTGACCCGGTCCTTGTGCAGCAGGTAGCGCGCAATCCACCGGGCCCAGGTGGACACGATGCCCGGTACCGGCGCCGGCAGCGGTACCGGATAGGGCTTGGGCTTGCGCATGACCAGGTAGCCATTGATCACGCCATCGGCATCGTCCAGGGCGCGCTGCACATGTGCCGCAGCCTGATCGGCGATCGCCACATCGGCTGGATCGAACGCACTGCGATCGCTGCCGAGCAGCGTGGCGTCCATCAGCGCATCGTCCACAATCGGATAGCGCTCCGGGGTGGCCACCTGCGCCAGTTCCTGGGCGAGCTTGGCCGCCGACAGCAGTGCGAGCGTGCAGTAGGACATGGCGGCCAGTTACTCCGACCCTTCCGGGTCTGCAGGTTCGTCACCGAGTACGCCCGCATCCTGGTAGGCCTGAGCCTCTTCCCAGGTCATCTCTATCCAAGCCGGCGGCTTGACGACCACGCCCTCGTGCTTGAACGGGCTGAGTACTTCAAAGCATGCAGACAGCCAGAGACCATCAGATACCAGTGCATTGGGCGAATCGCCCCCACCGGCGGCAACCCCAATGGAGGTGTCGGCTTCCGGCGACGGAGCACCCGCGTCGATGGCGTCCTGGTCCGCTGCCGGATGGTTGGCCTGCGATTGGTCGACGGCAGCACCATCGGCTGCAGAGACAATCGACGCGGCGGACTGCAGCTCGCTCTGGCCTTGCTCCGGTACCGAGTCATCCGCCGCCGGCGGCGCGTCCACAGTCTTGTCTTCCGCCACGACTGGCACGTCGGCCGGCTGGTCGTCCTGGACGGTCTTGGGTGCGCTGGGCGGCGCAGTGCGGGGCTTGGCCACGACGAGTTCTCCGAATAGGTGTGGTGCCGTGCTCTCCGGCTGTCACGCATGGTTCTGCTGTGCTCCGCACGGCCAGGCCCGCGTTTGCCTGGTGCTGCCGCTCGCTGGGTTGTACGGGTAAGGCGGCAACTGCGCCGACTATCCTTCGCCGGCGCCGGTCATCAGTTGCCTGCGCCGCTGATCAGATAGCCGGCGGCCATGCCTGCCAGGACCGGGGTGGCATCGTTGCTGACCCCGTAGATCCAGCTCTTGGCACTGTTGTCCCAGTAGGGAACTTCGACCAGGGGCATGCCTTCGATGCGATAGCCATAGCCGTAGCTGGGCTCCTCGACGTTGGCGTTCACGTCAGCGCCAGGGCTGACGTAGGCCAGAACAGCCGAAGTACCCCAGACATCACCGAATGCGCCATTGTCATCGGCCACCACACCGCCGCCGACGACGATGTTGTCGATCTCGAAAACCTGCTTGAGCAGATCCAAGGTGACCTTGCGAATGCCGGTGCTGGCCGAGCGATCAATCAGCTTTGGATGCTGCTTGAGCTGCTTGAACGCCTTGGCAGACAACAGCATGGTGTTGGGATACAGACCGATGCTGTCACGCACAGCTTCCTTGCCGGTTTCGACGTCCTGCGCGGGGTTCGAAGCAGCGTTGGACCACACGTTGTTGCCAGCCAGCGCGACTTTGTGGTCGTTGTCGTAGTTGGCTGCATTGGTGGCGATCTTGGCGCTGTCCACCTCGTACTCCAGCAGCAGCGAGCGCAGCACGATGTTCACGGCCCGGGTGCTCAGGTTGATCCCCGGCACCTGGCTTGCATCTCGCATATGTTCACGCGGCACCGGCGCTTCCAGTGCGCTCGGGACGATGGCGTACGGCTTGCCCTCATAGCCGAAGCGGATGCGCTTGGTATTGGCACCGGGGGCACGCTTGGCGTTGTAGATCTTGAAGGACTCCTTGCCGAACTCGATCACCTGGCCGCCATAGGCGGCGACGTCGGCGAAGGGGAACAGCGCGGTGGCCACGAGCTGCGCCTGGCGGTAGCCACGGGCGTGTTCGGAAAGGATCGGGTCAACGACGCGAACCTGGCCGGGGGTCATTTGTCCAGACATGTAAATCTCCTACGGCACTAGCCGGTCAGTTCGGGATGAGGATCACTTCGAGGACATCGCCATCGGCGGTGGCCGTGGCGCCAGGCGCCGCACGGGCAACGACCTTGCCGGCGTCGGCGGTGATGGCCTTGCCATCGGCACCCACCTGGAGGGCGGCGCCGGCAGCGATTGCGCCACCTGCGGTCACTTGCGTGGTGCCCAAGACGTCGACCGGCGCCAACTGCCCGACGGCGGCATCCGAGCGCGCAACCCCGCAGGCGTTGCCGCCGGCAGCGGCGACTTCACCGGTCGGCGAGACGAAGCGGTTGTGGGTGAGGGCTGCCGCGGCCAGCACGGACAGCGTGAGCAGAGCGATGTTCTGGGACATGGTGGGCTCCTGGATGGGAAGGTCAGCCGCCGACCGCGGCGACTGCAGCCGCCCAGGACGTGCCGGGGTGCTGCTGCTGGTAGGCCTTGGCCTGGTTGAACAGATCCGCGCGGCCGGCATCGACATGCGTGCCCGGGGGCGCGGCGAAGTTCGCCGCTGCGTTGGGTGCGTCGCCACCGGACTTCTCGCAGAAGTCCACTGCCTTGGGCAGGCTGGTCAGCAGCTCGCGCAGGACCGACTCAGCTGGCTTGGACACCGTCGTTTCGCCCTCAGCGAAGTTCAGCGGTTCCTTGCCATTCGGCTGGGCCAGCAGCAGCTCCACCACGGCCGGCTGCTGACGGGGCAGCAACTTGCCTTCCTTCACCAGGCCTTCGGCGAACGCCACCGCATCTTCGCGTCGGGCGGACTGCTCACGGGCGGCGAGGGCCTTCTCGCGAGCGTCCAGGGTGGAAGCCTGCTGGTCGAGCTGCTGCTGACGCTGGGCGTGCTCCGGGGTGTTCTGCTGGGACATGGGGTCGATCTCCGATTTGACCTGTTCACGAGTGGGAGGCGTTGCCGGGATGGGCGCTGGCGCGCCGATGGCGCTGCGCGGGAACTGGGTGAGCAATGGCGATGCAAAGAGGGCTGAGTTGCGCGCTCCGTCGTCATCGCGTGTGCTGCTCTCGATCCCACGGATCTGCCAGTCGGGAATGACCTGGTCGGCCGTCTCAAGGCCTTGGGTGTCGATCAGCCAGTCGCGGAAGCGGCGGAACAGATCCGTCAGCGTCCAGCCCAGCGGGGCCAGCGACATGGCAAAGCAGGCGGCGTCATCACCCTCGGCGAACGAGGCCGACTTGAGCCCCTTCACTGCAGGCGGCTGCGCGCCCAGGAAGCCGATGTGGCGCAGGTAGTACTTGCCCGGCGTCGGGTTGCCCGGCGAATCGGGCATGAAGATCGAAGCGCTGATCTTCTTGAAGCGCCCGTTGTTGACCAGCTCTGCAAAGGCAGGATCAACATTGTGCGGCTCGGCGACGAGGAGGCCGTCCTTGGCCTGAAGGGTTTTGCCCCAGCCATAGGCCGGATCGTCGGTCTTGGGATGGCCCACCACGATGGGCGCTTCATGCAGTGTCGGATCGTAGCTATCGGCGATCTGCTGCACATCCGCTTCGCTGAAGGTCAGCGTGCGGCCGTCTTCGGCAACGTGCGTGCCGGCTTTGAAGATCTGCAGGGTGGCGGGCTGGTTCATGCCGCCAGTTTTCCCGCACCGCTGTCTCATGTATTGGGACCGCGGTCCGCAAGAAATGATCACTCTTGCGACATTGCAGGAAGCTGCAGTTAAGACCCCGCGCGCTATTGGCCGCGAACACGCCAGAGAGGCGTGTCAGACACCAAGCAGTCCCCGATGACGTCCGAGTGTGGCGGCCCCGGCATGGAGGCGCGCACAGCGCCTCCTACGCGATGATCACTCGAAGGCGCCGCTCACGTGATCCTGCGCGATATCCAGCAGCTCCTTCTCATCCTCGCGACTGACACCGAGCCACGGGCGAGCGGCGATGGTGTTCGTGTACGCAGGCATTGTGACCGAGCGCTTGTAGCGCGCGTTCCTACGACTGGCTTTGACGAACCGGCTGCCGCCCTTACCCGTCTTCAGGTGGATGTTGGCCGGACGCGCGGCGCGTTGAATGGTGCCGCCGAATTGGTGGATGGCGCCATAGGGTGCATTGGTACCGACCAGGACGGCATCGTTCCCGTCCGTTTGCCATGAAGCCATGTCACCGAGCATGTGGAAATCGAACTTCAGAATCGGCACGCCGGGGCGCTTCTTCTGTTTCCAGCGTTTGTAGCTGGGCTCAAGCGCGCGCCATCGACGTCCAGTCGGGTCCCGCTCCTTTGCGGCCCGCTCGCGTGTGGATCTCAGCAGGTACTCGCCCCAGTCCTTCAAGATCAGTTGGCGCGCCTCGCCCTCCAGCTGCCGCAGCGCATCGGCCAGACCAGGTGTTGCCGAATCAAGGGTGACTTCAAGATGCGCCATCAGAGCGTCCCCTGCAGCAGCTGCAGCGTGCCATCGGCAACGCCGCGTTGGAGCTCGGCCGGCATCAGCATCTGCAGCTGGGACTGCACCGTGCTGACGCCCGTTTCCGAGATGGCCACATCGACCACCATAAAGGCAGGACGCCCCACCGCCAGCACATAGCGCAAGCGGCCTGCGGCAGCGTTCAGCAGGATGGCCACCGCATCGAGAAGGCGGATCGGCAGCTCGGCTGCGGCGATGGCCACCGCGCCAGGCCGAGTGATGGGGAGCTGCTCGGCCAACACGGCAAAGGCCGCCGTCGCTGGGCGAACGGCGGCACGCTGCAGCTGCGAAACCAGTCCGGGCGACAGTGCTCCGGCCAGGTAGCGGGCAGCGTGGGCAGCATCGGCATCAATGCTGGTCAGCCAGCTGGCATAGCCGGCCTGCAGCGCATCCCTGGCGCGCGGCCGCGCCAAGGCCTGAGCAGCGCTGGCAGCCGCTGGCGCCGCGGGCAACCGTGCTCCCGTCTCCAGTGCGTTCTGCAGAGCGGAGGTGAGTTGCCCGGTCAACGATGGCGGGGTGACCGGACCACCACGCCCGCCGGGCCAGTGATCGGCCGTTGCGCCGGGTGCGTAGCCGAACCCAGGATCGACGCCTGCCGGCGTCAATACGGTGCGCGGCCCACCAGGACTGCGCTGCCCGACGGTCACCGACTGCATCACGATCTCGGGAGCCTTGTCCGGACCATTCTTGCCCAACCGGCGCAGGTCGCGCTCGTTGAGCGCATCGACATAGCACTGGCAGCCCCAGCCGTTGGCTGGATAGTGGTAACGCCACCACGGATCGTCGTGGCGCAGCACCAGGCCATTCCACGACACGTGCAACGGCCGAGGGTGCTCGACAGCATCGTTGTGGTTATAGCGCCAGAACGGCCGCACCTTGATCAGCTGCTGCAGCTGGGCCCAGCGGCCTGCGTTGTAGCTCTGGCGCAGATTGGTCTCGTAGATCACCCGCGAGCGCCAGTTCCGACCGCCGTTGTAGTCCCAACCATGCGTGGCCACGATCCGGTCGAAGTCCTCCCGGAACTGCTGAAGAGTCCGCCCCTCAGCAATGACCCGATCAATGGATTGCCGGAAGTCCGCCAGCAGAGCGTCACGGTTGGCACCGGCCACCATGAAGCTGGAGTCGTGCTCCGACTCCCAAACGTCCAGGTAGCTCTCGGTGAGCACGTTCTTCTTGCGACGGAAGAACTCGATCTGCTCCCGGAACGGAAGTTGAGCGTAGGCAACACCGGCCATTGATCAGTCTCCCGCGCCCTGGATGTCGGTACGGCCAGCCAGCGTCGCGGCCGTCATCGCATCGGCCATCACCGAGGCGTAGTCGTCCAGGGTCATGTTCGGGTGCAGCTCAAACAGCCGGTCGCGCAATTGCTCCAGCGAGTCGACCTCATCGACCAGCTGGCGGATCTGCTCGACCCATCCAGCACCAATGGGCGACAGCCGGCGATCGAGCTGCTGGCCCAGCTCGACAGCGGGATCGGGCGTCTTCGGGGTGCCGTCGGCAAAGGCGGCGGGATAGTGCCTGCGCAGCAAGCTGACCACCGCACCGCCGGCGTCGGCGAACTGGGCGCCATCGATCGCCGTCGGTACCGCAGGCGGATCCTGCGGCGCCTGGACAGGCTCGTAGTTGTCGCCGTAGGTCTGATCCATGTAGACCTGCTTGGGCTTGTAGCCCAGGTCAAGGATCTTCTTGTCACGGCTGGCGGTAGCGTCCAGATCCTCCGGCTCTTCCGTGACGCGATAGACCCGAGGAATGGCCGCGCCAGGGAAGTTCCATTCGGTGAGCCAGCGCGCTGGCCCCTTGTTGAAGGACTCGCACACCAGGTCGGCATCGGAGGTGATGATGTCGCGGCGCACCTCGCGCTGCAGCTGGTCGTTGCCCAACTTGCCTGGCGTGCCTTGGGTACTGGCGGTCTGGCCCAGCACCACCTTCTGGATGGTGGCATCCATGTAGTCCTGCAGGGCCTTGTAGTCGGCCGTGCCACTACGTCCGGCCTCCAGCAACGCCAGCTCCATTCCCTTGGGCATGATGATGCCGCTGTCGGTCTGGATCGCGCGGGTGGCCTGCAGCAGCTTGGCCTTCTCCGGATCGGTTGCGTTGGTGTCGTACTTGCCCACCGCGGTGGGCATGCCGAACTTCTCAAGGAAGATCAGCCAGAACTTGAGCCCGTTGCGCTTGAACAGCACCGGCCAGTACAGCCAGTGCGCCAAGCCGAGGCCGTACGGCTCATCGTCGTGGTCGGCACCGGAGCAGAAGTTCCAGAAATAGGGCGCGTGCGCCGGCACGCCCTCGGTCATCTGGGTCTGGGTGAGCAGGCGCAGATCACCTTCCTTGCCGTAACGGAAGCGCCGACGGTTACGGACCTTGATGTCCTTCAGGCCGATGCGAGTACCGTCGACCTTGTACAGGATCTCCGCCACGCCATAGCCGTAGAACACGCCGAAGAGCATCTTGCGGGTGACGTTGTCCCAGCCGATGCCATGCAGCTGCTCCTGCAGATACTCTGCCGCCTGGCGGTCGATGCGCTTCTCGCCGCCGGGCTCCACCTGCCATTCGCAGGCCACCACCGAATCCTGGCGAGAGCCGAAGGTGGTCTTCACCTCCGGGTCGGACAGCACCTGTTCGTAGATCTGAAGGTCGTAGCCGCCGCGGTTGCGCAGGACACTGTCAAAGGGCAGCAGCAGTGGCCCGGTGTAACCACGGGTGATGTCGATGCCATCGGCAGTGGTGGCAATCTCGCGGCCGATCTCTGGGCGGGCGGTGGTCATGCATATCCTCCAAAATCATTTCCGCCGCTGACCGTGCCGAAGGCATCATCGGTCACGACGGTGGCCACGCCGTCGGCTCGGCCGTCGCCGATGTAGGCGCGCGCGCCGGCCGCCTGGAACTCGATGGGCACCGAGGTGACGTGGTTGAGTGCGGCAAACTGCATCAGCACGCCGGCGATCGCGCCGTCGCCGTGGCGCACCAGCTCCGGATCCTGCAGGTCCTTTCGCTCCAGACGCGGCACCATCGGGATGCCGTCGACGTACTCCACTGCGCGGTGGTCGTCTTCCAGGGACGCGTCCCTGGGCAGGCTGAGGAAGCCGTCTTCGAACAGCGCGATGTACTTGGGCATCCATTCGCCGTACCAGGGGCGCGACAGGGTGACCTCGTGGATTGGGCCACCGATGTAGCGGCCCGTCTCGGTATCGAGCTCAGCCCGGCCGTAGCGGTCGCCGGTGTACTCCATCAAGGTCTGGCCGGGACCAGTGGCATCGCCGGCAAATGACCAGCGACCAGGGAATCCTTCCTTCAGCGCGTCCAGCAGCGCCCACAGGATCTGCTCCTGCTGGCGGGTGGGCGCGTTGGCCATCTCGATCAGGAACGGCACGTCGCGGCGCAGATCCTGCCCGACCTTGGCAGGCTTGATGACCGAGAAGTGACGGTGGCGCGCGAAGTCCATGCCGATCGCCCAGCGCCCGGTGAACCCGGCCACCGCAGCACGGAGCACCGGCAGCAACGTGGTAGCAATCCAGACCGAGCACCAGATCTCGCGCTCCTTCTCAGAGCGCTTGGGGAAGTCGTCATCGAAGACCAGGCGCAGCACGGGCCGGACCTCGGGCATGGCCCGATCTATCCAGACCGAAGGGATGGCTGAGCCATCGCCATCGCGCGGGATGACGTCCAGCTCCTCGCGCATGGCGGCCTTGCGCGGGCCGTAGGCCGAGCGGATGGCGGTGTACCACTCCTTCTTGCCCTCGGCGGTGGCCGCCTTGCCACGCATGGCGCAGACCCGCTCGTACAGGCCATTGGACACCGCATCATCGAAGCTGATGCGGATGACCCCGGCCTTCTTGCCGTAGCGACCTGCCTGGACGTCCTGTACCAGCTGATTGAACGGGTTCTTCTTGCCACGGTGGGTGGACCACACGCGGATGCGGCCACCCCAGATCAGCAGCGCGGTGGCCGACTCGAGCACCTTGGCCACGTCCTTGTGCAGCGCCGCTTCGTCCAGGTCGACCACGCCCTGCAGGCCGTGGATGTTCTCCGGGCGCGAGGACAGTGCCGTGATACGGAAGCCACTGGCGAAGCGAACCCGGAACGCCTGGATCTGCCGACTGGTGCCATCAGGCTGCTGGTCCTGGAAGATGTGCTGCTCAATCCTTGACGCTTGGCCCTGGGCAATGATCGGCGCGAACTTGGCCACGTAGCCGATGAACTCCAGACCCTTTTCCTTGGTGTCGGCCATGTACCACACGTTGTCGCCGCCGGCGTCCTTGGCAGAGGCTGCGGTGATGGTGTCGCTCAACGCCTGGGCGAAGGTGATGCCGGTACGACGCCCCTTCTCGCAGACCGCGATATCCAGCCCTTCCTGCATCCGGATCCATTCGGACTGGTGGGCCATCAGCACACCGGCCTTGCTCGGGTCAAAGTTGGCCGAGATCGAGCGCACGCTCTCGGGCAGCTCCTCCCAGTCCAGGACGCGCTCGGTATCCGGCAGGGGGCCCAGTGCACTCACTTAGCCGACTCCATGCAGCACTTTGTTGCGCCAGAACTCCACGCCCTCGGCGTCCAGGCCCTTGGCCCGTGCAGCCTCCTCGACCCGGCTGGCCGCGTCGACCAGCGCCTTCTGGCGGATCTCGCCGGCCCATTTCTCGCGCACGATGGAAGAGCGGGTCAGTTCAGCAATGGCCTTGGCCGCCTTGCTGTACAGCGCAATGCGATCGGCTGGGGAAATGCTCTCATCGTCCTGGTCGGCCGCTTCCTGGAACTGCAGCAGCGCTTCGAACAGGTCGGTCTGCAGCAGGCCCAGCAGTGCACTGCCGCGCTCGGCGGCATTATCCGGCGCCTGCTCGGCCACCAGCTTCATGGCCTCGGTGCTGGCACTGATCGAGGCCAGGCGGCGCTTGAGCCGCTTGGCCCGCTCGTTGACGGTGGTCTTGCTGATCTCATAGCCCTGCTCGCCCAGCCATTCGGACAGCGAGATGCTGCCGCCGAAGGCATTGGCGACCAGGCGCCGATCCAGCTCGTCGCGCACCTCGGCCGGCAATAGGTCGATCTTGCTCACGGGAGGCATGGGATCACCAGTACTTCGGTGGGCGCGCGATGCCCGGCCCGCAGTCGATGCTGTACTCGACAATATCCACACCGTGGCGCGTCAGCTCAGCCGACCACGGCCCCGAAGGGGATTTGGTGATGTCGATCAGGCGGCGGGTGTCCAGGTAATCCAGCTCCCTGCGCACTTCCAAAGCGGTGGCATCCGGATACATGTCCTGGGCGGCGCCGGCCAGGACGGCTTCGCCGATCGGATAGGGGCGAGAGCGATCCAGCACCAGCAGCATCAGCCAGCGCAGCTGCTCCCGGCGCAACTTGCCCAGATCCGGGCCCTGATTTCCGTGACTCACGGCGTGTTCCCCTTGCTTTGCATGTTCGTGATCTTCGAGGCCACTGCATCGAGCTTTGCCTCGATGACGCTCTGCCCGCGGGCATAGTCCTCGCGGCGGACGTATTCCTTCGCAACTTCCAGGCGGAAGTCGGTGAGGTGGCTCTCAACCTCGCGCCAACGCTTGCTGTCGTTAATCAGGATGGCCAACTGCTGATCAGTGCGTTGCTGCAGCTGGTTGACCAGCCAGCGACCGCCGGCGATCAGGCCGCCGAGCAGGGTGATGCCGATGCCGGCGAACCACACCAGGTAGAGCGGCTGCACTTCAACGATCATGGGTTGGCCTCGACGGAAGGGTGCTGTCCGGTGAGGACACCGATGACGCGCTGGCAGGCCCGGACGTGGTTGTCGGCGTCGCGTCCGACTCGAACAAGATCGCCCGCGACCTCTGCTCGTAGTTGGGCGCTCGCATTACGTTCGACGGCGCCAGAGACGGCTTGGGACAGGCGAGCGGTGTGGCAGGTGGCGAGGTCGTTGCGCAGCCTGAGATCGCCAGTACGCACGTCAGCCACAACGGCAGCAGGGACGGACGCGGACGCCTCCCGATCATTTTCATGTTCGTCTCCGATCTGGGCCATCGCCTTGGCCTGGGTGTGCTCGATGCCACGAGCGCTGCGCTCGTCTTCAAGCTGCGATTCAAGCGTGGTCAGACGCTGCTGCGCCGTGGCGTCACGAGCCTGCGCATCCAGGGCATTGCCGCGGTAGAGAAGTGCTGCGGCAATGGCCACCAGCAGGAGCACCAGCAGCAGGGCGACCGTTGCGATCAGGGCGCGAATCATCAGTACCGGCCCTCGCACATCGCGCGCTCGGCCGTGCGGCGGCGTTCAAGCCCCTTGTATGGCCGGCCACCGGCGTTGGCCCAGTTGCTCAGCTGGGCGCATGCAAGATCCCATCGGCCTTGGTTGGCGTAGATGCGGATGCGTGGCTGCTGGCCGTTGCGCAGGGTGCACAGGCCGTCCTTGACGCCAGCACCACCAGGGCCAACGTTGAACGCGAACGACGTCAGTGCGGCTGCCTGGTAGTCCGCCATCGGCACCTTGATGCAGCTCTGAACGGTGTTCCAGGCGACACCAAGGTCCGACTGGAGCAGGCGCTCGCACTCTGCGCGGGTGTAGGTGCGCTGTTCGACCTTTGCCGTATGGCCGTAGCAGACCGTCAGCTTGCCGACTACATCACGGTAGGGCTGGGCCGAGTAGCCCTCAAAGGGCTGTACCAACCCGAGCAGCAACGCCAGCATGCTCGCCAGCATTCCGCCCGCGATGGGCAGTGCCTTGTTACTGGGTTGCTCTGCTGCCATGCGCCATCTCCAAGGAAAAATGGCCGACGGGCAGACGAGGATGCCCGTCGGCCAGGTGCGCCAGTGCGCACCAAACCGATGGGCAGAGTGTCAATTTCTATTGGGAGGTAGTCTTGGGACCGCGGTCCGCATGAGCCACTGCGGCCTGCGTGGAAGAGTGAGCGCTTGCGGCAGCCGACAGGTAATTGGGAGCTTTGAAAGATCAATGCTCGGGACATCGACGCTCGACACAATGGAAGTCAAGCCGGCGGGAGGCTTAGCCCCTTGTCCTCACATACCATTTGGACTGCCTCCGGAGAGTCGAGGCCCATTACATGAGCAGTCAACTTTCCATTTAGATCGAACAGCAACCCAGTCATTGGGGTGTAGCCGCCATAGGCGCCGAAGCCGTTCTTGGAATTCACCAGACCACAGAATGAGCCTTCTCCATTGACCCGGACATTACTGAACCGAGCACTAGAGGCATCCTTAAGCTGAGTTTCAAGTCCCGCCTTAATAGCGGCAAGCTCCTTCGGAGTAGCCTCTCGCACGCCCCCACTCGCATGCGCATACGCATACGCCGAGATCGCTAAACAGAAACCGAGTACCACCTTCTTTTTCAATCGAATCATTCCACTCTCCTTAGTTAGGCGTCCGCTTACGGACACTTCGAGATGCTTCAGCTTGGACGTCTTTTCGCAACAGGCCCCCGAGCATCGTCAGAGCTATCGCGCGACTGTCGTCGGAAAGTGCCCAGAACGTGTCAATGACCTCGTTGAACATCGCGATCTGTTCCTGGGCCAAACCAGGCCTGGCTACGCTGCGCTGGCCGACTAGAACGTAGAGAGGGTCCAGCCCGATCTCCGCCAAATCAGCGAGCTGGGCTGAAGTGGGGGACGTAGCACCCTTCTCCCAATCGATCACGGTCCGCTTCGAAGCGCCAACGATTTCGCCAAGGGCGGTCTGGCTTAGCCCAAGACGTGATCGCTCGTCGCGAAGGCGCGACCCGATGGTGCAGATTAATTCACTCATAAGTGTTGACAGGTGCAGATATCTGCACCATTCTTGTCCTGCCCGGTTTAAACAACACCGCAAGGATACGACATGGTTCAGCACCTACCTCCCGGACGCGATCTGATGAACAAGGTCCGCGCCGGCATGACCCTCCAGAACACTACCGTCAGCGCCTGGTGCCGCCAGCACGGCGTGAACCCCAGCGCAGCCCGTCAGGCTATCTACGGCACTTGGGCGGGCCCGAAGGGCCAGGCGCTGCGCGCCCAACTGCTCAAGGCAGCCGGCGTGAGGGACGTGGCATGAACACTTCCGGCCGCCCCCTGGATGAGGTGCCCACCCGCGAACTGGAGCTGTTGCTCGCCTCGGCCCGCGACCAGTACGCCACGGCCGTGAACAACTGGCAGTGCGCCGTCGAATCGGACGAGCCGCTGGCCAGCACCCTGCCGCTGGCTGGCGCCGTGGACGCGGCCGATCGCCGGGCCGTTCGCATCCTGAAAGAGCTGGCCCGCCGCCAGCAGGGAGCTGCAGCATGAGCGAGCAAAGCATCTTCGCCCGCCTGCTGTTCGCCTTGGCCGGGCACAGCCACTCCGGCCTGCGCCTGAAGCCCATTGCCGACGGCATTGGCGAATCGCCCAGTACCACGTTGCGCAACCTGCAGCGCATGGCCGAGGACGGCCTGGTCGAGCGCTCCCCCTTCGACCAGGACAACTGGCGCCTGTCCCCCCGAATTGTCCAGATCGCCTTGGCCCATCAGGCCGAGGTAGCCCGCGAAGAGCGCCAGCTGGACGACTTCAAGAACCGCTACAGCCGTAGCCCCAACTGATGACGAGGATCGAAATGGCAGAGAAGCAACCCAACAAGCGCGGCGCCAAGCCGCTCGCCCAGGCCGAGCCGGTGGGCACGGAACTGGACACGAGCAAGCTGGTCGAGCGCAGCCAGGAACTGCAGGTGATGGCGCAGGCCGAGGCGCAGGTGAAGAGCCTGGCCACCACGCTGGGCTACGCAGGTGCCTTGGACACCGACTCGCTCTGGAGCATGGTCGAGTACCGCCAACGCCGCTCCGTCGAGGACATCCTCGAAATGGGCCGGGGCCTGCTGCTCATCAAAGAGCAAGTCGGGCACGGAGAGTTCATTGATCAATGCACTCAGCGAGGCCTACATCGACGCATGGCGTCACGCTTCATGGGTGTCGCCCTTAAATTTTCCAAATGGGACTCTAAGTCCCTTTTGGCTGCCGCAGGCACCCAAACCAAAGTGATCGAGCTCGCCGTCCTGGACGATGAAGAGATTCAGGCACTGGACTCCGGTGACTCAGTTGCCGGCATCACCTTGGACGACGTAGAGCGCATGAGCGCCAGCCAGCTCCGCACCGCATTGCGTGAAGCAAAGGCTGACGGCGAGGCAAAGGACCAGCGCATCACCAAGTTGAGCGACGATCTCAACAAGGCGGAGGAGAAGACAGCAAAAGCACAGCGGAAGTGGAAGAAGGCCACGCCCGACGAGCAATCGCAGGAATTGCTGACCCAGCTGGAGCAGGCGGCCGCCCAGGTGCGCATCGCCATTGCCAGCGGCAGTGAAGAAGCTGGCTTCAGTGGTGCGGTGATTGCGCTGATGCAGCACGCCGAACAGCACGACCTCAATGTCGAAGAGCAGGTTGCCGGCCTGATCGCCAGCCTGATCAACGACCTGCGCCTTGTCCGCGACCACCAGGAGGTCGGCGTGACGGTGATCCATGACCGCCGCCTGGCCGACTGGAAGCGGGAGGGCTGATATGGCCCTCAGCGCCAGCTTGATCGAGCAGGCCGCTGCTGACCTGCTCTGCGCCGGCCACGGCCAGAAGCGCGCCATTGCCGAGCGATACGCCGCCGAATGGGGCTGCAGCGTGCAGACACTGTATCGACAGGTCTCGAAGCTGACCTGTTCGCTGAAGCCTCGCAAGCGCCGCAGCGATCGCGGCAATTCGGGATGGACCCTTGAGGAACTGGAGCTGATTTCGGCAGTGCTGCTCGAATCACGCCGCGGCACCGGCAAGCGCCTGGCCAGCATCGGCGAGGCCATCGACATGCTTCGCGCCAACGACATGGTGCGCGGCGAGGTGATCGATGGTGAAACGGGTGAGATCCGTCAGCTGAGCGAGAGCTCGGCGGCCAAGGCTCTGCGCGTCAATCGCCTACACCCGGATCAGCTGTCAGCGCCGGCCCCGAAGGTGCAGCTGGCCAGCGAACACCCCAACCAGGTGTGGCAGGCCGATCCCAGCCTGTGCGTGCTGTATTACCTCAAGCGGCAGGATGGCCTGCACGCGATGCCTGCCAGCGAGTTCTACAAGAACAAGCCGAAGAACCTGGCGCGCGTAGAGAACGAGCGCGTCTGGCGCTACGTGTTCACCGACCACACCAGCGGTGCCTTCTACGTGGAGTACGTGCTGGGCGCGGAGAGCGGCGAGAACCTGTGCCGTACGTTCATCAATGCCATGCAGTATCGCGGCGCGGCTGACCCGCTGTGCGGTGCGCCGATGATGGTGATGGTGGATCCGGGCAGCGCCAATACCGGCGCGATGTTCAAGAACCTGTGTGCCGCGCTGGGCATCCGTATCTGGATCAACCAGCCCGGCCAGCCGTGGGCCAAGGGCCAGGTCGAGAAGACCAACGACCTGATCGAGCGCAAGTTCGAGCATCGCCTGCGCTTTGACAACGTACAGAGCCTGGAGCAGCTCAATGACTCGGCATGGCGCTGGATGCGCAACTTCAATGCCACCGCTCAGCACACCCGGCACAAGTCCTCGCGCTATCAGGCGTGGATGACGATCAAACCGGATCAGCTGCGGTTGGTACCGGCTGTCGAGGATTGCATGAAGCTTGCTACCCGAGCACCGGAACTGCGCAAGGTCAGCCCGCTGCTGCGGATCAGCTTCCTGGGCAAGAGCTTTGATGTATCCGGCGTCCCGGGTGTGATCGTGGGCCAGAAGCTGACTGTGGCCCGCAATGCCTTCGGCAGTGAATTCGGAGCGCAGGCCCTGTTCACCGACGACGCTGGGCGCGATACCTGGTACACGATGGAGCCGCTGGAGGCCGACGCCTACGGCTTTACCGGCGCAGTGGCGGTCGGTACCTACCGTGCGCAGTCCGATACGCCGGCCGATACCAACCGCAAGCGGGTCGAACGTCTGGCGATGGATGCGCAGACCGACGAGCAGGCCAAGGCGCAGCGTAAGGGCAAGGCAATGCCGTTCGGGGGAAGGATCGATCCGTACAAATCGGTGCAGCAGGCACCGGAGATCCAGCACCTGCCGCGCCGCGGACACCGAGTCGATGTTGCCGTCCCCGATGTGGTGGAAGCGCCTCGCTTCAACGTCGATTCCATTACGCCGATCCGCGCCGAACTGCCGCCACTGAACCACGTGGAAGCGGCAATGCGCCTGAAGCCACTGGTGGAGGCAGCCGGTTCGGCCTGGTTGCCCGACCACTACGCACGCACCGCCCAGCGCTGGCCTGAAGGCCTGCCGGTGGATCAGGTCGAGTCCTGGGCACAAACCTTGGCGACGCCGGAGCGCGGCGGCCTGCGCCTGGTGGAAGGAGGTGCGGCATGACGCTGCGCCTGAAGCGCCTGCTCACCGATGCCGGCATCAAGCAGGGCGTGCTGGCCACAGCCGCCGGCCTGAGCCGACCGGCCCTCAATGCCCTGATCAATCACGGCCAGCTGCCCACCAGCTGCGATCCAGCAGCGGTGCGCGCTGCCATCAGTTCCTGCCTGACCCAGCACGGCGTGACCGACGCCCACTGGCATGAAAAGGAGGGGCCGACGTGCTCCAACACGCCGGCCCCGGTTTCCCCAACGCAAGACACCGATAACGACAACGACATTCACGACGAGGAAGATCCCATGCTACTGCGTTTTCAGGCATTGACCCCACAGGCCAAGCGCCACTTCGGCCTGACCACCAATCCCTTCGCCGATCCAGCCAGCGCCGAAGACGTGTTCCTCTCTCCGGATATCCGCTATGTCCGCGAGAGCATGTACCAGGTTGCCCGCCACGGCGGCTTCGCTGCGGTGATCGGCGAGAGCGGTGCCGGCAAGAGCACGCTGTGCGAAGACCTGGTCGATCGCATCCAGCGCGAGGAACAGGCCGTCATTGTGATCAAGCCCTACGTGCTGGCCAGCGAAGGCAGCGATGCGGTGGGCAAGACCCTGCGCAGCCACCACATCGCTGAGGCGATCATGGCCGCCGTCGCGCCGCTGGCCAAGCCGAAGAGCAGCCCCGAAGCCCGCTTCCGCC